CAAGCTGCGGCCGAGAATAAATGGTGATGGCTGAAAATTGTCTGACATGATTTGGTTGCCCGGAGCTGTGATGCTCTGAAAAATCTCAACGGCTACAACCAAGATTGCATTTTCAATTGGTGGTGTCGATGCGTACAGCTGGGCTGCCGATGCTCCACTCAATGTCGCTGTTGCCGCTGGAATAAACGGCAATGGATAAGTTCGATCAGCTGCGGCTGTTGCAGCTGTGAAAGTGTAAGGCTCAATCCGATCATCGGTGACTGTATAGGTCGCGTTGTAAATTCCGGCCCCGGTAACAACAACAGATTGACCCGGCACAAAGTAATTTGGCCGCATTGTGGTGAAATAAATGACGGAATCATCCACATTAGCAAAAGTCACCGATGATTGGTATTGCGTAAGTAAAGGCAAAATCGTTTGCTCTGCGGAATCTATGTAAGAATCCAATTGAGCATCACTATACAAAGAAACCGAGACACCAAGAATCGCTCTCAGCTGCGAGGCTGTAACTATTGATGGCATCTCGGTTCCTTTCGTGTCAGTAGCGTTCGGGAGCGACCGCTACCGATAGTGATTTATGGGAGGTTGTTAAATTGTGCGCCGTTTGGCACCTTGGCAGCTAGTGCGCCATAGCCGTAGTACAGGATGTCAATTGTTCCATCGCTGTTGATATTGCTGCGTAGCGTAAAGCGTGGAGATTCGTACCATGTGTATGAATCTGGGTTCACAACTACCATTGATGAATCGCCATCGGCTGTTGTTGTGCCAGCGTTACCAAATGAGCGTGAAACATAAAGATTAAGACCCGGTGAAACTACACCGCGCAATGAATCTCCGCGAACATTTCCAGCTGCGTTTGATGGTTGTGCTGCATTGTAAAGAGGTGCGCCATTGTCGTTGTATCCCATGATGTTTCCCCATTGTGTAGGTGAAACGATCAATGAGCGAGCGAATCCAAGTGATGCGCCATAAACATTTGCGGCTGCCTTTGATGTGTATCCAAGGAATCCTTCGGCATCGTTTGCTGCCTGTGCTGTCACAGTAGTGACGGCCGCTTGCATTTGTGCCAATGCATATTCATCAGTCTCTTTTGCATAAGCAAATTCAAGATTCTGGAGCAAAGCTGTTAGGTATTCCGGACGGCTGCGGTCGATGAGCTCAACAGTCGAAATAGCACGGCCTTTAAATGGCTGTACTGAAACTGACAAAAATGTTGCAGATAGTGATGATTCTGTAACTGTTCCGTTTTCGTTAATTGGCAACACAGTTGGCACAGCGGTTACGCGAGGCAATTCAAATGTCATGCCTTCTGCAACCAGAGTTTCTCTGCTGATTCCATCGATTGTGCCACGATCAGCATTTGCAAGTGCGTTGATCACCTGTGTGCTCTGTGGTGTTGGAATCATGCCGGGTGCTGTTGATGTTGTGTTGTCAGCTGCCTTAACATACTGACGAGAATCTTCATCATGCAAAACGCTTGCGCGTAGGTAATGCTCAAGGTAAGAAACCTTGTCCACAATTGGTGAGCGTGGTGCTGTGTAGTAAGCCGGGCGTGATGCCTGTACAGGTGCGACTTCTGGAGCTGCTACCGGTTCAACGGCAGGAGCTACTGGTTCGGTAGTGTTGTCCATCTTGTCTCCTTCATTTGGGTTTGTTGTCTCTGTAACTGTTTCAGTTTCAGAATCTTCTGATGCGGCAACTTCTTGCACGCGAGCTGATCGCACAGCTGGCTCTGTTACAAGCGCAACAGCTGTGAGCTGACCATTGAGCACCTTCATGGTGCCATCCTTTTGCATTTCGTAATTGTCTACGGCCAACTCAATTGAAAATCCATCGCGTAAGCCTTCCATTGCTTCTGTAAGTGCATCGGTGCCGGCTGTTGTGTTGGCAATCTTAAATGTTGCTGTCATTTCCTTGTCGTTCACAGTCATGGCAATGCTCTTGCCAATTCTGCGTGTGTTGTCGTGCTCAAGGTTTAAAAAAACATCTTGTGGCTGGATGGATCCGCGAGCAAATACAACCTTGCCGGTTGATGCGTTTGCGTGCTCATTGAAAGCAACGATGCGACCGCTGATTGTGCGTGAATCTGAATCAGCTGCCGTGATGTGCATTGGTGTTGTTAGCTTCATGAGATCATGTCCTCCATTTGTCTAATTTCATCGGTGGTGATCGCCCCGATGTCAAATAAAATCTTGTAAATCTCTGCACGCTCTTTTTCTGATCCGCGCAGGTAAGCCTTCAAATCAAATTCCACGCGCTGTGTCGATGGCGTGAAATCTGGCATTGAAAGTCTCGAGGATAAGCTGTTCATCAGCGGGAGCAGCGAGAAATCCAAAAGAGTTTGACGCGCCGTTTGGGCGTTTGCATAGGTCATGGATGATCCAGTCGGCGCATCAATAAAGTAAGCCGGAATTCCCACGGCGCGTGCCAATTCGGTTGCAATGTGTTCACGAGCTGTATTTAGCCCGATCTGCTCTGGAGAAAATCCAACTGTTGTGAGTTCAACATCAGCATTGAGAAACGCTGTGCCGCGATTTCTACGAGCTGTTCCCCAAGCATCCAAAAGTTTTGCAATTCGATCAGCTGGCAATGCTGTGCCATTTGATTTCAAAACCATTGATGGCACAGGTTCTTTTGCATACATTGCGGCAGCTCTTTCAAGCTCTGCACCAGCACGGATTGTGCGACCAGCTCTATTCAATAAACCTTCATCGTTACCATAAAACACAACGAGTGAGCCAACGCCAGACATTGGCACACGCGATCCATCGACTGTGTAATACTCAATTTGAGTGCCGATTGAGTTTAAGAAAACGCCAACGCGATTTGGAGCAACGCGCCACATTTGGCGCACGCGGCCTGTGTCAGCGAACAAATCCATTATTTGAAAATATGAAAATCCTGTAAATAGTAAATCCTCACACGCCCATACCCATGATGCTGCTCCTGGTACCCGCTTGTCCGGGTCGGAAATCACAACAGGTTGATCAACAATTTGGCCTGTGTCTTTGTCGCGTGTAATCATAGGAATCGTGGCAATTGAATTGCAAATCATGTTTCGTGCGCGAGCAATTGCCGGCACACTCATTGCTTCTTCACGGGTTGCAAGATAATCAGCTCCACCAAATGGAAAAAACGCATCGAGCGTTGGAGCTGGCCCAATTTGTGCAGCTACATCAGCACCGCGCGCAACCGCGACAGTTTCAATAGTGCGCTTTCGATCAAATAATCCCATGGGCGCATTTTCTCAAAATGTCAAGGATCAACCCACCAAAATGTCTATTTCCGTTTCTGGGCGTGTCGCAAAGTGTGTGACCAACGCTGATGCTACGGCTGCACAAACGGCTGTGCCGCTGGCACGCCTACCAATGACCCAACCACCATCACCGCGCCTTAATTGCACCGCTGAAAGAATCTGCTCTGTAAGCAACGCCTGATTTCTGTGCTTAAGTCTATGGCTATTTATCGCTCCCAAAAGTTCGTCACAACTTTGTGGGTAATCGCTGTCCATGTCATGGATCGGAATACCGGCCGGCTGCATACGCGCTGCAACGGCTCCAGATGTGCGCCGTGAATACAGCAAATACTCGATTGGGTACTTGCGACAATAAGAGGCAGCATCATTGGCAATTGCTCGATCATCAAGCTGGATTGTGTTTTCCCATGTATGCAACAGCTTCACAACAAATGACTCCGAGCCAAGCTTTTGTGCGGCCACAAGAGCCGCGTGTTTTCTATCCGGTGAAATGTCAATGGCCATCCATGTGAGCTTGTCCTCATCGAGATCAATCGACTCATCGCCACACTCTTGCCATTCTTTGGCACCCACAACGCTGGAAATTGTCTGAACCCATCGATTTAAAACCTCTGTTGTTACAACATCGGGAGGATCATTGAAAACAGCTCGGATGTTGTCCGGGTGAATTGTTATGCCCAATCCGGGATTGGCAAAAGCTGCATTTTCCAATGAAATCTCATCGGTGGGTGCTGACCATTCAAAATAGCCCACATCATCGGATGCGCCGCTGGATGCGGCCAATCCTCTTTCGCGTAGCTGATTCAAAACGACTGAGTGAGAATCACCAGCTGAGGAAAAACAACTGACTTGCGGATTTTTGGCAGCCATCAAGGTGTACCGCATTGCAGCAAATGTCTCCATGTCGTGAAGCTCTCGAATCTCATCCATGTGGATACTTTCCGGCTTTGACAATCCACGAGCTGCCGATCCACCAGCTTTGATAATAAACCGATTTCCTTTCAGCGTTTGAATTTCCTCGGCACCATGTTGCCATCGGATGCGCTTTACCTGATTGGCCAAATCCGCATTTTCCTCGATGATCTGCACAATCGCTCGAAATTGCTCCAGCGATGTGACCAATCTGTGAGCTGTGGAAACTTGCAATGACTCATCCCAATGAAAAAGACCCATCATGATTCTGGCCATCATGTAAGTGCTCTTGCCATTTTGCCGGGCAACTGTGGCAACCGAAATTGGATGGTGGTATCTGCCATCGGGCTTTACCTTGAGCGAATGTTCGGCCAACCACTTTTGCCACGGCATAAAACCGCCCGGGATAATCTGATCAGCAAAATCAATCAATTCAAAGCCGCGTGATGGCAAATCATTGAGCGGTGAGTGGATTCGTGGAGCTGTTACCGGCGAAAAAACCGATTCCAGCCGATCTGAGACTGTTTCAGCCTGATGGGGTAGAAGCATGACCTGATCATCACTATTCATGACTTATCGACTCGTTTTGGGGTATAAACAGGCCAT